CCCAACCCCAAACACCCCACACCGGTACAATAGAAACGGAGGCACACACATGACAATCACCAACGGATACGCCACACTTGCAGACGTCAAAGCGGCATTCCGCATTCAAGACACCGTTGACGACACCCTGCTCGAACTCAGCATCGAATCCGCATCACGCGAAATCGACGGTTGGTGTGAACGAATCTTCTACAACGCAGGCACAGCCACCCGCGTCTACGTCCCCACAGACTCTTTCCTAGTCGAAACAGAAGACCTCATCAGTGTCGCCACACTCAAAACATCCTCCACAGGAACAAGCTTCGACAGCACTTGGTCATTCCCCGGCGACTACCAGCTAGAACCACTCAACGGAATTTCCGGCGGCCTCACCGTGCCACGCAGCCGCATACGCGCCATCGGCTCATACGTTTTCCCACTATGGGACCCGCGCAACATCAACGCACACGAAGCAACCGTGGAAGTGACCGGGGTCTTCGGCTTCGAAACCACCCCCACCGCAGTAAAACAAGCCTGCATCATTCTTTCCCAAAGACAGTTTAAGCGCTACGACACCCCCCTGGGCATCAGCTACGACGAGCTCGGGGCGATGCGAGTCGGCAGAGTTGACCCGGACATCGAAAAGCTGTTGTCGCCTTACAAGAAAGTGCGGATGGCGTGAGCATCACAGACATTCGCAACGGTATCGCCACAAACCTAAGCACCATCACGGGGTTACGCGCCACAGGCGAAGTGCCAGACCAACCCAACCCACCACAAGCCGTCGTCCAACTACAAAATGTTGACTATGACGGTGCCTTTCAAGGTGGGATGACAACCTATTCTTTCCTCGTGACCGTCCTTGTTGGCCGCGCCGCCGAACGCGCCGCACAACAAAAACTTAACATTTACGCCTCGACAGGTGCCGGCGGAATAAAACCTGCTATCGAGTCAGACAAAACGCTTAGTGGTACAGCCTACGATGTCAGAGTCGAGACGATGACGAACATCTCTGCGGTATCATTAGGGGGAGATATTTCTTACCTTTCGGCAGACTTCATTGTCACCGTGTTAGCTAACTAGAGGAGAACCACATGTCACGCTTTGTGGCCACAGACTACAACATCACCATCAACGGCTCGGACTTCTCTGGAAGTATTGCGGCGGTAACCCTGGACATTAGCTCCGACGAGCAGGACGTCACCAGCTTTTCCAACTCGGGATACCGGACCCGCATCGGTGGGCTGAAGGATGCAAGCATCACGCTTGACTTTCACCAAGACTTCGGGGCGAGCGCTGTGGACGCCACCTTGTTCCCATTGTTGGGTTCAAACGCGACCGTCGTTATTCTTCCCACCTCGGAATCCGTTAGCGCGACGAACCCTAGCTACACGGCAGAGTTTCTGTGCTCATCGTATTCTCCCTTTGCAAGCACCGTCGGAGACTTGGCCACACTGAGTGTGTCCTGGAACCTCGCCGGAACCGCAGGAGTTGTTCGCGGCACAGCCTAGCTAGTGTAGACTTTCAGGCATGAACTTTACGCTCGAAATTCACTACATTGGAAACGACACCCCGAAGGTTGTCAACGGTATCGCCGCCGACATTGTTGGATTCGAAACACGTTTCGACCTTTCTATGTCGCGACTGCAAAAGGATGCAAAGCTAACGCACCTGATGTTTTTGGCGTGGCATGTTGAACAGCGCACAAAAGCTACAGCCAAAACTTTTGAAGACTGGCTGAACGATGTTGAATCTGTGCAGGCGGCTAACCCAAAAGCATAAAAGGAATCGGTGACGATTCCACCCATTGGCTGATTGCCACGATTGCTTGTGAAACGGGCTTGTCTCCGACCGAGTTGATGAACTTGGAGCCACGCATGTTGTTCACTATTCAGCGTTACCTTTTGGGCAAGGCGAGGCGGGGGCAGTCGCGCCGGTAGAATAGAGGAAGACTTTGAGGAGTTTTTCCTGTGACTATTTCCGTTGACCAAGGCGACCTGAACAGGGTTGTGCGTGAGCTGAAGGCGATTGACGATAAGTCTGTGCGGATGTTGCGGTCATCGTTGAAGATTGGTTTAGCACCGATGACGTCAAAGATTCAGTCGGACATTCCCAAAACCGCACCTTTGTCAGGCATGAACCATCGCGGCTCCACTAGGTGGCGTGGTGTAAACAAACCGGTGGTGTCTTTCATGCCTGGCCGGTCTAAAAAAAATGGCACGAACCTTTTGATGATTACGGTTACGGGTGGTAAGCGTGGGCTTGGCTTTGATTATGCAGAGCTGGCAGGTATTCGCTCTAGGCCTGGTCGCACAGTGTCGAAACCTTACACGAGGCGCGTTCGCGGTGGTGGCGTTACCAGGGAGATGACGCACAGGGTTACAACACAGGGCGACATTTTCATCAACAAGCTGCAGATGCGCAAACCTATTCGTGGGGTAGCGGGCCGTTACGCATATGACTCGTTTCTCAAAATGCGCCCTCTTGTTGTTGAAACGGCGCGAGGAATCATTAACACGTTCATGGCTTCGTACGACAAAAAGTTTAGGGCTTAGGGGGCATTATGGCTGGCGGTCCGATTCGTCTTGTTATCGCATCAAAGTTTGACCCAAAGGGTATCAACAGCGGCAAGTCTGCACTGAAGAAGTTTGGTGGTGTTGCCGCCGCCATTGGGGCCGCTTCGGTTGCCGCCATTGCCGGAATTGGGACTGCGGCGTTGCGGATGTCGTCCGAGTTTGAAACGTCGTTTGCAAAGATTCAAGGGTTGGTGGGTGTTTCCACTGACCAGCTGGGTGAGCTTGAGGATGCCGCGAAAACGTTAGGCCCACAGTTTGGCCGGTCCGCGCAGGAAGCTGCGGACGCTTTGTTCTTTATCACGTCGGCGGGTTTGCGTGGCGCTGACGCTGTGACCGTGTTGGAGGCATCGCTGAAGGGTGCCGCTGCCGGACTGGGTGACACTAAGACGATTGCGGACTTGGCGACGTCTGCGGTGAACGCTTATGGGGCTTCACAGCTTGATGGTGCGCAGGCGGTTGATGTTTTGACCGAGGCGGTGCGGGAGGGAAAGCTGGAGCCTGCCGCGCTTGCAGGCGCTATGGGGCAGGTGTTGCCTTTGGCGTCGGCTTTGGGTGTTGGGTTTAATGAGGTAGGTGCGGCCATGGCCGCCATGTCTCGAACGGGTACTGATGCTTCTACAGCATCGACCCAGTTGCGACAAATTCTTGCATCGCTAACTTCTCCGACAGCCGAGGCCAACGAAGCGCTGGCTGGCATGGGGCTCTCTGCCGAGGGTTTGCGGCAAGAAATAAAAGAGAAAGGTTTGTTCTCTGCGCTAGAAACTTTGACCGGCGCTTTCGACGGGAACATTGAGGCGACAGCTTCGGTCTTTGGAAACGTGCGAGCCTTGTCTGGTGTGCTGGACTTGATGGGTCCAAACGTTGAGGGCACAGCACAAATTTTTGCCAACATGACCGACGACGTCGGCGCTTTGGATGATGCGTTTGCAGCAGTTGAGGACACTGCCGGATTCAAAATGAACAAAGCTTTGGAGACCGCGAAGGTTTCCCTTCTCGGTGTGGGTGACATTCTGCTTCCCATTGCCGCGCGGATGCTTGACTCTTTAATGCCTGTCATCGACTCTTTGGGTCCAGCTTTGGAAGGTTTGTTTACAGAGCTGGAGCCTGTATTTAGCGGACTGGCTGGCATGTTGCCTGGGTTGATGGAAGCATTAATGCCTTTACTTCCCATCATTGGCGACATTGCGGGAGTGTTCTTCGACCTGGTCGCCGCTATTCTGCCGCCGGTCATCGCTTTGCTTGACGTGCTGATGCCATTGTTTGCCGACCTGACAAGTGTGCTCGGCGACTTTATCGGTGACGCTCTAGATTTGTTGGCACCTGTGCTGATGGATATAGCAGACACGTTGGAACCTATCATTGCGGCAGCGTTCCCAATTTTTATGACGTTGTTAGAAACACTAATCCCTATCATTCTTGAGCTTGTGGAAATGTTCCTGCCGTTGCTTGACTATGTGCTGCCTGTGCTTGAGGCGCTACTTGTGGACGTGGTTCTTCCAGCCTTGGCAAGATTCGCTGAAGTGCTTTCTGTTGTTTTACCTATTGCCATGGAAGTTTTCAAACAGGCAGGCTTGGGCCGCCTACTGTTGGCGATGGGAGATTTTGCGGACGACTTTGGCAAGCTAGTCCACTCCATTAGGCTGTTCTTCGCTGAGGGCATGAACCTCATGATTGAGGCGATGGAAAAGTTTATCAACGGGTCGCTTCGCGGGCTGAATTGGTTTATCGAAAAAGCTAACTCTTTGCCTGGGGTGCAAATAAACTTCAGGGCTGAGATGGTTGAGTTTGACCGCATTTCTGTCCCAGGGCAGTTCGACAACATGAGTTTCCCGGAAGTTGACGTCACCGGTATTACTGACAACGGTCGCCGAGGCATTAAAGCGGCAGCGGCAGAGTATTCCTCTTTGTTTGAAGAAGCGTTTGTTAGGGGGACAATGCAGCGTGCGGGCGTCACTAATCAGAGCAGGGCGGCACAAATTTTGGCCGACCGTTTTGGTGTGCCTGCGATGGCTGACGGTGGCATTGTCAGCAGTCCGACGTTTGCTTTGATTGGCGAGGCGGGCCCTGAAGCTGTGGTGCCTCTGGACCAACTTGGCAGGGGTGGCGCAACGTATAACATCACGGTGAACGCGGGTATCGGCACCAATGGTTCTCAGGTCGGTGAGCAGATTCTTTCTGCCATTCGCGCATATGAACGCACGTCCGGCCCTGTCTTTGCGAGGGCGTGATGCACGACACCACAGTTGAGGTTGGCCGCACACGCGGTTTCATTCTGGACGACCCGGTTGCAGGTGTGTTGGACAACACAGAGTTTCCTTTAGGTGGAGTGTTTTTTTATGACGTGAGCCGTTTTGTGCGCAGTGTGTCTGTGCAGCGGGGAAAGAACCGCCAGCTTGACCGGTTCTCTGCAGGAACTCTCAGTGTTGTTTTGAATAACGAGTCACGCTTTTTTGACCCTTTTGGTGCAACAGAAATTGACCCTATCCCTCGGGTGCCTATTCGTGTGACGTCGGGGTCGGTTGTGCAGTTCACGGGGGTTGTGGAAGATTGGGATTATTCCTACGAACCGGGTGGCCGGTCGTCTGCTTTGGTGAGGGCTGTGGATGATTTGACCCGGTTGGCTCGCACTAGTGTGGTGGCTTCTGGTACGGCGACACCTGAGCTAAGTGGGGCGCGGGTGAATGCTGTGTTGAATATGGATTCGGTGCGGTGGCCTGAAGACCGTCGCTTTGTCGATGTTGGGGATTCGTTTTTATGTTCTGACGTGTTTGAGGGGCAGAATGCGTTGGAGTATTTGCAGTTGGTGGAGGTGTCGGAGCA